TCTTGATCCAGGAGGTCCAACAGGCCGTCATAGTAATCCTCTAAGTCGTCCTCAAAATCATCGGGTAACTGCTTGACTTCCGCGCCCGCCATCGGCTCTTCTGGCGTCTCTGGTTCTGGCTCGCCCCCAGGTGTTTCTTGGGTGGGCGTTTCCTCTTCCGGCATCGCTTCTGCTTCCGCTGCCTGAGCCGCACCTTTCTTGCCCCCGGCCTCGTAGAGGTTGCGTAGTTTCTTGAGTGCGGCGAGTGCCTTGCGGGCTTGCTTTTGCTTATAGACTGACAGGCTTTGCGCTAACACCTGACTGCATAGCCGAATATCATTATCAATCATCGCCAGCATCGCCTCGCTGTTGTTCGCCTCAACGTCGAGCGGGTCACTGACGCCGGTTTCGAGTAGGGCGGCCATCTCCGGGTCACGGGAATAGAACAAGGTAAGCACGCTGTCGCTGTTCTCTAAGCGCCCGTCATTTAATTCCAGGTCGATGAACTGCGATTCGGTAAGATCGCCATTCGCCAGCGCCTCTTGCCGCGCCGTCCTGACGTCAATCTCCCCGATCTCTAAACGTGCCCCGCGGGTATCCGCGCGCTTCGCTTTGATGTCAGCAACCATCAGATCCTCGTCATCGTCCTGGAAGTCAAAGACAAAGCGCAGGTGCTGCGGGAGAAACTTCTGATTCATCTGTTGGGTGAGCTGTTCTCTGATTTGCCCCGGCCCCTTGCCACGTGCTTTCATATGCTGCAACATGGCATCGGCTTTCGTCGCCCCGCTGGAGGTGGCAGGCCACAATTCACGCGCATCGACTCCCAGAGCAAGCGCAATGGTGTACATCCCCAGGGTGGTGGCCTCTTGCTCATTGAAGCCGTCCGGGATTGACGCCATGTCTACGCTATCAAGGCTGATCTGTGTACCGCCCTGCTTCGTGCCGAAGGCGATGGTTTTGGAGTACCGCGACAGGCCCACGCTGTCCATTTGCGCCTCGGCGGCCTGGAAGGCCCCCATAATCTCTTTTGCCGTGATCCCGTTACCGATCAGGATTTGCCGCGCCGGTCTACTTCCTAGCTTCTCTTGCTTATAGCGGGAAATATCCATAAGGTTCTGAGCGCAATTGATCATGCGGGACAGCGCGCAAAAGCCCACGCCGTTCATCTCGACACGCGGGCTGGGCATTTGTGCCAACATTATCACGCGGGTATAGTGCAGCTTGTAGCGCTTCCCGTCGGTATCGGTATAGACGACCGGAAATTCAGCGTTACGGGTGCGGATGCAGCGATAAGCGTCAAGATGGGCAATCCCCAGCGGTAGGCCCATCAACGGCTTGTCCTTTTGACCTTCCCCGATGATCTCAAAGAATGACCCGTTGTCTTGCGTCCACAGGTCTATGAGGAATTTGCTTAGGCCCATATCCCAGCCCGCGCCAAACTCGGTTTGTTCATACAGACGGCGGGTCATCTCGTCGGCCTGCTTCGTGTGGGCCTGGATGTTCATGTCCAGAGGCTCTACATGGAACGGGACGGCGGTCATCTTACTGACCATGTTGTACAGCGCGCCGCTTACGTGATCCTCGCGCGGCCAGTAGGTGCTTAGGTCAAGATCGCGCTGCTTGCTCCACCACGGGGCGATAATCTCACCGCCGCGAGCCAGCCAGAACAGGACGTTAACGCCCTCGTCTGACTCAGTCGCCCGCGCCTGGATACTTTGATCTCTTATGGTCGTTAGTTCGTCAGGCATTCCACCCCCAACCGGCAATATCCACGCCGGAATCCTCTAATTCAGCATAGAACGCCTGCATTACCGCGTCCCCGCTGTCGGTGCTGCGCCCTAAGCGCTTTTTGATTTCGTCCTTGCTTTCCACTTCGATCTTGCCGCCGCTACCCACGCGCCAATGTGGAGCGGTCAAGTCACCGGTCAATAGATCATCTGCCGGTAAGGCTATGGGTGTTGCGTTCTGCGGGTCCAATAGCTCCCGCAAATTCCACCATGCCGCGCTGCGTTTGTTCACAAAGCCCAGTTCCCCGCTGCTATCCCGCGTGGTGGCCTTTTCGCTGGCATTGAAGGCCAGGGCATCATACCCCATCTCTCTCAAGCGGTCTACCACCCCCGCCCCCAGGCCGATCACGTCTATAATCGCCTGCCCGCCGTACTTCTCTAAGATTCCCGCTACATGGCCCACGGTCGCCATCGTATCCTCTTTGGTATAGCGTCTGAGTTCTGCGATAGCCTGCCCGAAGCGCAACGCCAATACCGTCTTGTCCTCACCGCTGCGGGCAATGTCAGCCCCCACACAAGAGAATGCGCCCGGCTTTCCTGCATCACTCCATGCTTGCCATCTATCGTTAGCCGCTTCTACCCAAGACAACGGTATTACTCCATCCTCATCACTGGCGGCGAACTCGCCCAAGACACGATTTTGATAGACCGCGCTTTCCTGTCCCCATTGCCGCTGTCGATCTTCGGCCCACTTGCCCGCAATCCGCCCGGCCTTAATCGCATCGTCAAGTGTAACGTGCAGGGCGTCCCAATCCTCATAACCAGGCCGCCGGGCATGAATGTCATAGAAGCGCCCTGCCGGTTCTCCGGGCGTACTAATTGCCAGCCAGTAGCAATCCCCGGTACTAAAAGCACCCTCGGCACTATCCCAGGTTTGCGGTGGAATGACCTTCGCTTCATCAAAGACATAGAGTAAGTTGTTAGCGTGCGCGCCCTCGATGAGCTCCGAGTTGTTGCTTGCCAGGGCGAAAGCCTCACCTGTCCCCGTCTTGATACTCAGGGAAATAAGCTCGTAACGTTCCGACCACGGCCCGCGCCCGATCTTGTCCCACCTGAGCCGTCGCGCCCACTTGTGCACTTCGGGCCATAAGAACTTCGTTAGCTGTCGCCAGGCGCTGGCGGTAGTGGGCGCTTTCCAGTCCTCGCCGTCGCGGGTCAGGGCAAACCACAGGAGCGCCCACGATGAAAGCGCCGTCTTGCCTAAGCCGTGCGGCCCGCGTACCGATACCCGTCGCCGTTGCTGCAAGCGGCCCAGGATCTCATCTTGATAAGGTGCAAGTGCATCCCCCCGCCAATCGATGCAGTCATGCACAAAGGCGACGGGGTCGCTGCGATATTGCTTTTTGAAGGTGCTGTAAGGGTCGGCGATTGACGCGCCGCTTTGCTGGCGGCGGCGCCATTCCGCCTCAGCCCTTGCCCGAATTTGCCATGACACTCAGGATGTCCTCGCCGTCGGCAATCCGCCGTACCTGCTCATCGGAAAGGGTGGATAGGTCAATATTTGCCGACATGATCTCATTCTTCTGTGTAGGCGCATAGCCCCTATTAGCCGCCTTCATAGTGAGATACCATTTAGCGGTAGGCACATCCTCTTTTTGCAGCGCCTTCAGCACCACGGCCTCAGCCATGTCATAGGTCTTTTCTACCTCATCGTCGTAGACTTCCCGAACGGCCTTGACTTCCATACAGAACCGGCGTGCGGTGTGCCAGTGGCAGCCGACACGGGCGGCGATGGTGGAGATAATGCCCCCGCTGCCCGGTATCGCCTCTATGAATTGACTCGCCCTATACGCCATGCTACCACTCGCCTGTTATGCCCATTTCGCAGATTATCCCAAGTTATCCAAGATTGCCCGCCGGATATGCATTGCAATCGAACGCATGAAAAGCGGTGGAAAGCTGTGTCCGCACTTCGGGCAAGTGATCATCTCCACATCATTCTCGACAGATTCATCATACTCTTTGAAGTCTGGCACTTCTACACCATCTCCGGTTAGTTCTGCAACCTCATTCTCATAGAACAGCCCTGACAAATCAAGCCCTGCGCTCAGGTCAAAGGCTATCTCTCCCGCGTCCCATTCCAACCCGACTTCTGACGCGCGGTTATCGGCATAGGCCAACAGCCGCGCCCGTTGGTCGTCGTCCATCAAGCTCAGGTCGGTACGCTGCACCACGACCAGCTCCCGCCCGTCAGTCTGCACCACTCTGACCGGTATCCCCAGGTCGGCGGCAGCTTGCAGGGTCTTGTTGCCCGCAATCACTGTGCCGTCACGGTCAGCCAGGATAGAGCGGCCCGCGCCGTATTCCTCCAATGAGTGCGCGACCATGTAGGCCCCGCGTTCGGTGCCCTTGTTGGCGTTCCTGGGGTCTGGTTGCAAGTCGGCTATGCTATTGATTGCCTTCGCCATGCTCTTTTCCTACCTTGATACTGCATCCAGAAACCCACGCCCCCAAGCGCATAATGAGCGCCCCGAGAGCACATCGCCAATCGCGCTTAATCGTCACTGTTATAACGATACTTTTCATTAGATCGCGCTCACTTATCTGCGAATTACCCTTCATGGATTAACCTTCCCCCGCCTTGTTACTCTCGGCGTCATTTTGTAAGGGTTGCCTAACACCTCGCGTTATATCCGCCGTGCTCTTCCGTAGCACTTCCCCCAGCAGGTCGTAGCCGCACTCCTGAGCCATGACGAAAAGGGGGATTGCCACGTCGGCAATCTCTGAGGCGGGCGGATACTCCCCATCGAATACGCAGCGGGCCACCTCGCCGAGTTCCTCCATCGCCTTCTTTAGCTGCCGGTCTACGATATCCCACGGCGTTCTACCATTGAGGTAGCCGCGCTGGGTCACGTTGCGGTATACCGTGCGTTGGATGTCGCTTAGATTGATGCGATTATCTGTCATTGTGGGTACACCTCGCCACAGAAGGTATCAATCCCTATGATGTTTCCATTGTCGTCGCGTGTAACCCACGCGCCGTAGGTGATTTTCTCCACGTTTGATAGGATGGGATCGAATTGCTTCTCTGTCGCCGTAGTTCCGTTTTGCCAGCCGATAGGCGGGACAATCATGATTATATTGCGGTTGCGGTCATTTCCCATTTTGGTATCCCATAATTCCAGTCTTGTAGCATTCTGAGGTAGCATTCGGCTTTATAACGGCGTATCGCGTGTAGCGATACTGTATACATAATTATACCACACACCGCGCCTGACAGGAAGATGATAAGTGCTTTCATTAGTGTCTACCGTTCGGCTTCCATATGGGCCGCTCTCCAAGTTCCTCTATCTGTCGCGTCAGTGTTCCTACGCCCTTCCATAATTCCGCGTTTTCACCTTCGAGGGCCGTGATGCGCTGCCCCTGGTCGGTAATCTCTTTGATCAATAATTCCCGCTCCGATTTGAGCGCCTTGATCTCTTTCCCCTGTGCCTCGACCTGCTCTCGCAGCGGTGCGATCAACGCGATCGCCGTCTGCGTGATCTTCTCCGAGGCGCAGGCTTCGATATTCTCTCGCTCGGATTCGATCTTTCCCCGTTCGGATTCTATGCGCTGCCGTTCCGCGACGATCTTTTTTAGATCGTCTTTCGCCTTATAGATCAATAGCCCCGCGCCAATCAGTGTAGTGAATGCAGTTACCAGAGAGATGATGTCCATGCAATATTTACCTCTCGCCCAAAATCGCCATGATGTAGGCCATCACGGCGTCAAATTGTTCGTCGCTGCTTAAGCGGCGCTCACAATGCAGGCTCTCGATGTAGGCCCTGAGCTTCCGCAGATTGCCGCGATAGATCATCGCTTCCCAGGCGTTGAGGATCAAGGCCCCGATCAGGCCGATAAGGCAGGCGCAAAAGATTCCAAATGCAACGTCGTTCATCTGTCACCGTCCATCGGAAAATGCACGCGCTCATAATCCTCAGCCGCCACAATCAGGCGGTCTAATTCTGACCCCTCACGCGGCGTTAAGTTGGCTTTTTGTATCAGCTCAAAGATGCGCTTGGTGGCCTCGATGTACTGTTGATCCGTCATAGTGTCCCCGTTCCGTGCAAGTACTCCTAATATCTATCGCGGTTTCTATCCATTTTTGTCCTGTTACAGCATCGCGGTCAGTTCGTCCGCCTGCGTGCGTAGATTCGCCGCCACCAGCAGCAGCGCCGCGGCCTGCTGTTCGAGTTTCGCCGCCTCGATGATGATCGCGTCGCGCACGTCGGAAACGTCACTATCCGGTAGCATGGCCGCCACGTCCAGTAGATGCCCCACCGTGGCCCGTTGGTCGAATAGCGCCAGGTGCTCAAAATCGAAGTATGCCCAAAAATCAAGCTCCTTCGCCCAGACGTCGGCGGCCTTGTAATCCTCATCTGCTGAGGCGGTATCGATAACTGAGATTTTCGGCATGATGGAGGAACGCGGTACACCGCCCGCACTCGTCCAGGCTTCTACGTGCGGGGTAAAGTCACCGTAGAGGAACGGGCGATAGACCATCGGTACAATCATGTCGATCTTGCCCGCCGCGTATAGCTCCGGCCATGGTTGTCCCCAGTTCGCCGCGTCATTCTTGTAGGCCTTGACGTGCATGGTGCGCAGCTTTCCGCGGGCTGCATCCCCGCAAGCCGCAACGGCGGCATAAACGTCACTGGGCGCGTAATATTTCGAGACCCCGAAAGACGGGTAGCGGCAATAGTCGAAATCCACTCCATCAACCTCCGGGTACATCTCGACAATTTCCGCCGTAATGGCGCGCATCGCCTCGCGGGCGTCGGGGTTCCCGAAGTCGGCAAAGGCCCCGGTCGAAATTGCCAGATCCTTATCCATGTAGGGGATGTAGGCCCCAAACGATAACCAGGCGCTCACCTGCATCCCCAGTTCATGCGCGGCCCCGATGGCATAGCTAAGCGAATCAAAGCCCGCCTTCATGGCGCTGGACTGCGGATAAATCGCGCTGTTGTAATGCGCCCCGGAGGCCAGGACATTGTAGAAGATATTCGTCACGCCACCGGATTTCAACTTCGATAGCAGCGCATCCCAGGCCGCCGCGTTTTCCCCTGACACATACGAAACAGAGATACCTAACATTTTACTCCTTCAACGCCGCGACAAACGCGGCGCTCTCTTCGTCGTCTTCGAATACATCCGGCTCAGCATCCTGGAGCGTTTGCAAGAGTTTGATCATATCGGGGATGTCATCGGCAGGAAAATCGAAACAGATTCCCGCGTCCTCTGTGTCGGCCAACGGATACCAGATACAGCACCCCACGCCGTCAGGATAGCGGATCTTATCAGCCCGCAGCTTACCTTGTACGTGGACGCGGCTCACAGTATCCCTTCTTCCATGACGTGAATCTCCCTGGCCTTGAAGTTGAAACTTTTCCAATCGCTCTTATTGAGCGTAAATAGCGCCGCGCCCAAACAGCGCCCGCCGTGTTCCTCGTTCCATTCGTCTACCAAGTCGGTGAAAATCTGCAAATCTTCGAGGTACTCCGGAAATTCCATCCACTCCCGCCACCCGTCTTCCGGTAGCAGATGCTCCCCGCCGTCCTTCGACCCAAGCACCCCGGCCTCGCCGAGAATATAGAGCGGTTTCAATCCGGCAGCGGAAAACGTCAGATCCATTTGCTGCCAGCGCCCGGCGTGCCAGGGCCACCAGGACAACAGCCCATCCGCGTCCTTGTTCGCCCACCAATAGGCATGATAGCCGATGGCGCCGCCTGCCGCTACCAGATCCCGCACTGCCGGTATCATATCTGCAAACTGGCTCTCGTGGGGATTGCCCACAGCAGCGCAGAAGATCACCGGCCTTTGATTCATACCCAAGACGCGCAACGCGGAAATGAACCCGCGCTCGAACTCTACCACCTGGGCCATGTTGGCAGCATCGTTGGATTTCAGGACTTCGTTGAGGCTCTCGACAAAATCAATATACTGCTCCCAGCCCGCAATATCCCGCGCCAGCAGTTCCGCCCAGGCGAGCGGGTTCATGCTGCTCAGGTAAGCCTCCTGCTCTCTGGCGGTGGCATAATGCCGGTACACCACCCGTGTCTCTGGGGAAAGCTCCTTGATCGTCTTGGCAAGGCCGGGATTGCCCACGAGTTTAATGATACCCGGCTTGACGTGCGCAACGTAGGATTTGAATTGCTTTTCTATCCCGATGATGTCTTGCACGTGAAAACCGATAGGATGCAGCCCGGCTATGTACTCCGGCTCTTCGGGTTCTGGTTCATCTGGTTCTGGTTCAACGTCGCTGCCGATGATGTGAAACACATCACAGGCGGGATAGTTCGTATTCAGGAACGTGTCAATGGGGGCCATGTCCTCAGTTGTGGGTAGGTTTTCCCATACGATAGTGGCCGACAGCGGGGAAGCGCCCACAACAACGGGCGGTTCTGGTTCCTCTGGCTCTTCGGGTTCCGGCTCGGTTTCGTCACAAACAAACTCGTAATGGTCAATATAGGCGTCGTTGTGTTTGAATTGCCACAATGTCACGAAGCGAATGAATACGCTCACCTTTTCCGCTTGCGCCGTTGCGCTAACCGAGATTTGCGCGTACTGGTTGTAGACGTGATACCCCAGCGACCAAACGACGGTATCCGCCCGTGGGTCTTTACCGCCGGTGGGGTCTATTCCGATCCAGAATGTGGCATTGGCGCGGGCGTCGGTATTCGTATCTCCGGTGACGTGCACCCGATCAATAAAGCCGTCGCCGTCATCGTCCCCGAACTCACTGTCTTGTGCCGTGGCAAAATAGGCCGCTTTCCCCACGCCTGTGCTTTGGTGCGGGTCGTCACTGTCCAGGCTACTCCACGCATGAACTAAAACTTGTGCGGTGACTTTATGCCCGATAATAGCACTCTGTCGCCGCATCAGGCCCCAGTCCCCAATCCGCCCGTAGGTGAACCCGCAAAAGGCAGATTCCCCGGAGTGAATACGGTACGGGTAGGCAGCGTTTACGCCGTGGCTTTCCGGCTGTGACCACCCGTTTTTATTGGTCTTATCCCAGGCAAGGGGGGCCTTGTACCAATGCTTATACCAGAGCTGCCACCCTTTGGGAACCATGACGTTTCCAAGTTCCAGATCATACGGTTCGCCATCGCGTGGATAGCACCGCGCGTCACGATCATAGCCACCCTCAAACTCATCTGAGGTATAAGTCATTGCACACCTCCAACGAGAACACAGAGAATCACAAAAAGCGCGGCGGCGGTCATTACTCGAACGATCCACCGTCGCGCTATCATGCCAACCGCACCAATCGCAAACCGGTGATGATCCGGCTCGCCTTCCAGCCTGGGAGTGCATACCGTGAGGTGGTAAGCTCTTTCAGCTCCCCGTCCCACGGATCCGCAATCATGGCGGTGTCCGCTTCCAGGTCTACGGACATGATGAGGACAAAGTGCTGGCTCTCCTGTGGGCGCTTGTGCGGATCAAAGGCCACTTCTGCAATCACGGGCCCGTTCACCAATTCAGCGGCGATGTATTCCATGTCGGCGGCCTCAGTGCGATAATGCACCGATCCAGCCCAGGATAGGCCAGGGAAGGCGTCTGGTATCCGTTGGGGATTGCTTAATAGGTTTCCATGGAATGCCACAGCGTCCCTGAGTGCCCGCGCCACCTCCGGCGGTGTCAGGAGCGCGTCAGGCTCAGACGCCTGGGCCAGCATCGCCACACAGACGACGAAACAACCCGCCGAACCGAACGTTGTACCGCCCGCATAGGTGAGGTCCTTCCATAGCGGGTCATTCTGCGAATAGCGCCCGATGTCCTGCCAATTCGGCTCGATATTCTCTTGCGCTTCCGGCTCCGGGTCAGGGGCCTCCCCCAGGAATAGCACGTTACCCGTAGCGGTGAACTCGTGCCACGTGAAGCCCTCGCCGTCAGGGAAGGCGATGGCGAGCCGTTGGGGTGTATTTTGCGCTGCGTTCATTTGTGATTTACCAATCTACGCAGTATGAGGTACACCACTGCCAACCAGGAGGTAGGTGGCCTGGTTCGCAATTGCAGCAGCCACGAATGCCTCAAATAAGCCAATTGCGCCAGTTTTTGTGCATGTAACACTATCCATAATCCCCCAGCACGACAAACCAAAGACGCCAGCGGCAACCAGTGCAAGCGCACCCAACATCACGAGCCGTTTATGGCTACCGTCCAGGGCGTCATACTTTTCACGCAGCCCTGGCACGTAGGAAAACGCTAACGATAACACGATCCCTGCAAATTCTGCCAATTGATTAGAAGTCATTACCTCACCTCTCTGATATAGTTAAAACATAACGGCGGTCACTGGTACGCACTCGGCTAATGTGGATAGATCGGTCTTGGACGCGGCCCCGCACCGATCGTCACCCGCAGGCGTTGCCCGTATGCTCTGATTTTGTGCGTTTCGTGATTACCTCTCTCATCCGCGCTATAGTAGCTCTGCCACAGGCCGCCGTTATCACTATCCCCACCACTCACCCTCCGGGCCGTGGCATGAAGCCACGGTTGACCGGCACGCCTAATGCTGCATTTAGAGGTTGACAGGCTCAGCCAGTAAAGCCGGCGCGCCCCCTACGCGCTGCCCGTTTGCGGGCCTCACTCGCTCATTCAGAGCCATCATGCGCCAGGGGGCGCGGATCACTTACTGAACGGAAGGCCCATTGCCAGCGGCCCTCAAATAACACCTTGCGGCTTTTCAGTATCCCGCCACGTTCTAATTTTAGCAGTGCATCGCGGGTGGCCTTGACGTCCATCCCGGATTGCTCCGCGAACATGCCGACGGTGAACTCGTCGGCGGCTATCTCCTGCGCTTCGAGTGCCTGCATAATCTGCGCTATGGCCGCGGCCCGAATGTCGTCACTCATAGCGTTTCCTTTGCGCGAATGTCCAGTGTTTCAAAAAACGGGTAGGTCTGGACTAACTTCCCGTCTATAATTTCAAAGGCCAATAGGCCATTGCTAATCTGAAATTCTGAGCGCGTCGCCTGGATACCGTGAGCCGCCAGCCCGCAATAGGACGGGGTAACGGCTATCCAATATTGCCTAAATCCCCGCGTCACCGCTTCAATGTGCGGTGTGTGGTAGTGCGCCCTTAGCGTCAAATCTGCCACCGGAAAACCAGAGTCAAGCGCGTCATTGATAATGCTCTTCAGGTAGTACCGCATCATGTTACCTTTTGTCCATTGCCGCATCCCGACAGCTGGGCCGTGATGCGCCGCGTCTACGGTGAATCCGTCAAGATCAAAAAGGCCATGATATAGCGCCGTGATGCTTTTCTTGGGGTATTCGGCGCTCAATTGCTGTGCTATCAGGATTTCGCTTGACCCGTCCCCCATCACGTGCGAGGACGTGCCTTTGATCATTCTTAACTTGGTCACGTTCTGCAGATCGAGCCAGGGCCGGAGGTTTGCGCAAGCAATGGCGATTTGATCACTCTCACGCGGGCTTACCCAGGCATCAGGAAACCGTGTCCCCTGCGTGGCGTCCCCGTTATGGATCACGATAATCTCATCTTTGCCCGCTAAATCCTTCACGCTTTTAAGGTTCGCCTGGTACAAGTCCCAGAGATATTCCTGGAATGGCGTTGCAGTGGGATGGTAGTCAGTGAGTGCCCCGGCCTCGTTTTCACGTTGCAGGGCGGTGTGAGGATTCAGGAGGCCGAGGTTGTGCCCGCTGTGGATGTCCGAGAGTGCTACGAGTATCCGGCGTTTGTGGTCTTGTTTGAATATCCCCATATC